CGCCAACGTCCTGACCCGCAAGGCCAAGTGCTGTTTGGTATCCTTGTTGGCGCAGGCTGGTTGTAAGGTCTGCTGCTTGCTGGCCGTAAGCCTTGCGGGTTTCAGCTTCAGCAATGCCTTGGCGTGATCCGCCAAATGCCCTAGCTGCTTCAGCCTGCGCGCCAAGCTGGTTTAGAGCTTTCTCTTGTGCGCCACCAAGGTCAGAAAGAGATTGCTGGATTACTTGGGTTTCATATGGGTTTGTGTATGGCGACAAGTCAGTGCCAGCAATCTGCGATGGCTGATACGTTTGCGCGCCAATGCCTTGAGGTGTAAATCCCAAGCCTTGCTGTGTCGCGCCCATAGCTTGCTGCAATGCGCCAGCGGATGCTTGGTTCACATTAAACTGTCCTTGCGCCGCCATTGGTGCGTATTGAGGTTGCTGCGCTGGAACAGGCATCGGTGTGGGCATCGGAGCAGGTTGAGCGCCGCCGACGCCACCTTTGAAACCGGAAGGCTGTTGCGTTGGAACAGGCATCGGCGTGGACGCCGGAAAAGCTTCGCCATATGGTTGGAGTGTGTTGTAGAGAGGATTTTCCGGGCCTACGAATCTACCTTCAGAGGTTGGACCACCCATGCTATTTGGCTCTGGTGGTAGATATCGTTGCCCGATTTCTCTGTCAGTAATGGCAGGTTCGTTACCTTGCGGTGCCATTGGGGCGCCACCTAGCAGTTGCATGCCTTTTGACCTAGGGTCTCTAGGGTCATCTGCTGGAGGGTTGTAGATCTGCGCAGGGTAGATCTGCGCAGGGCGATTAAAGTCCGCGGGCAGCGGGTTCCCCGGCAGGAAACCACCAAAGCCAGAAAAACCTTCAGGTGGAATAAATGGTGCGCCACCTTGAGGTGCCATTGGTGCGGCGGCTTGAGGTGCCATTGCAGCGGAGAAGGCTGTCGGTGGCAACTGGCGGGCCATACTCTCAGCCTCGACGCCTTGATATATACGTTCGCCCGCGCTGTTTGTCTTCCCAGCATTAAACTGTGCAATTCTGTTATTGACTGCTGCGCCTGCCATTTTATAATTCCTTCTGTGCGTTGCGCTTTAAGAAAGTTGCGCCGACCGCATATGAGAAAGGTTCACCCATCGCCATAATGATCTTTCCAAACTTATTGCCGCTGTATTTCTTAGGTTTCATAACGTGGGCCATCTCTTCCGCCCAAGCCCAAACAATTGGCCAAAGTGCTGCACGAACAGCCTTCGCTGCCAATCCTTCAGTTTTGATAAATCGTGCAATCGGTGCCGCCCACAAGCGATAACCGTTGACCATGACTGGGTGCTGCCTAAAGCGCTTAATGCCATAGCGCGTATCCAGTGACCAAATGTCGGCTGGAAGATAACCCATGCTTGCGTATGCCGTGCAGAGAACCGAAGCGCCGTCGTCGCCCGTATCAGCGCCGCCAGCGGCGTCACCGCGGGAAATTGGTCTAGGTGATGTTATGGGTGCCGCTGGCACAGTTAGGGCGGCAAGGGCTTTCGTTTGGTCTCTGTCGTTGCCGGATTTAACTGCGGGTCTAATGTATCCGCCAGTGGTTGGTTGGTAAACCATGCCAGCAGGCGCTGCGTCAATCATTTCGGCCACAGTCGGCGTTTCGACAGGATTATTCATGCCGCCGACATTATATGAGTCGTCAAGGAAAATGCGGCCAGCCAGAGTGTTCCTTGCCATGCCCGTTCCGGCTTCGGTTAAATCGTTAAATAACTGCGTGCCAAAGCCAGCCGTCTCTTCTCCGGGGATGAAGGAACTGGCTTGCTGATCTCCATAAGGCATAAAGTTACCAATTCCGCCGGATGCATCAACGACGGCGGGTGTTATCCCGAACCCAGTTGACTGGCCATACGGGTTGTTTTCTGCCTGCTGGGCTTGATAGGCCATAACTTCTTGGAAAGCTCGGTTATAATTTGGGTTCGTCGGGTCTGTTGCCAGAATTTGCTGGGCATTTTTAATGTTTTGTGGTGTTTCTGCAAATATTTCTGGGTTTGGTTGTGCTGCTAGATTAGGATTAGCCGCCCCCATGGTTGGGCTGTAGGAATTTATCCCAGCAATGTTTAATTCATTTTGACGATCTTGACGCTCAGCGCCCGCCATTGTTCCATAACGTGTATAATCAATCGGAGCGAAGTTGCCAGCAGTAGTGCCGCCGGAGTATGGATCAATGAAGAAACTATCAATGTAAGCCTTTTGGCCGGGGCGTCTTGCGCCAAGCTCAGCCAATGACTGCTCGTACATCGGGGCGGAGGAATAACCTTGCACGCCGCCTGCGTATTGTGTTGCTGGACCCATTCCGCCCATAATGTCTTGCTGCGAAGATGGGGCTGCCATGCCGTAAGCGCCAGCCAAATCAGCCGTGTTTTGAAAGCCAGCCTGCTGCATGGGCGTGAACGCTGCAACGTCAGGGCCGTAATATGGCGTGTAGCCAATTTGCGAAATGCGCTCAGCTTTATTTAAATTACGCTGCGCCGCTGCTTCAATGTATTCTGGGATCGAAACTTCTGAAGTTGTTGACCCACCTTTGCCGCCTGACATTATGCAAACTCCTTGACGTACGAGACATGCTGATTGTGCCAGCCATGGCTCTCTAATGATTTTTTCCAACCGGGACGGCCAGACATTGACAAGGCATTGCAACCTTGCGCTTTAGCCCACTCTATTACATCTTCGTGCATATCCAAAATTTGGTCCAATTCACCGCCGCCTAGAAACACGTTTAAAATCTTCTTTCTTGGATATACCACGATTTCAGTAACAATACACCCCTTGGGCGTTGGCCACAACTGCATCGTGCCTTTGTATATTCCTTCAGCTACGTCAATGAAGTCGTGAGTGCCGCCGCTGTAGCTTAAAGCCGCCTCGATCCAAGACTTGCAGCGCTCTAGTTCCTTATCTATCACCAGCTGCCTCCGGTGATTGCTGCGCGCTTCCATATGTGTGAAGAGGCATCAAAGGTCGCCGTGCAAACATAAATATACGAAGCGTCCCAACTAATAAGCCCAGCTTTGTCACCAGCTACGCCAACGCTTGAAGCGGGGGCCGTGTTTTTTAATACAATTTCTTTAAACGCTCCTGACCTACTAACAGCCGGATACAGATTTTGCCTGTCCCACATGATCGTGCCGTCGTCAGCCGCGTTTTCGCTGCCAGTTTGCTGAACCAAAGCAGAGCGAGTTTGCGACAGGTACGACATCATGCGCCTGCCCCAAGTTTGCCAATCCTTATCCCTTGGCTCTGGCGGCCTATTCTGCTGGGTCATCTACGCCCACCGTCAACAACGTCAACGCGGTTTATACCAACGCGCCAGTCGGAAAACCGTTGACCCTCAATTCGCATGCGAACCTGACGCCCTGTAAACCTTACAGATGTCGGATTGCTCATGGAATACGGCCCGTATTCACGCTCAGTACCGTTGGGGTAAAAGCGCGTCTTAAAGACGGCGTTAACGTCACCTTGCGACTTTTCGTCAGGAATCATTTGCGTAACGCTCATTACCTTGTCGCCAGCGCCGATGCGGAACGGCCCAGTTTCGGCAAACGGCGTTAGAGTTCCGTAGTCAAAGCCAATCTCATGTTCGTAGATTTTGTAATCATCAGGATCAACCATCATAGGTTGCCGGAACGCTCCACGATCGAAACCAGTGGTTCTAGAAAGCTCACCAATATACCACGTATCTTCCGTGTAATTATATGTCACATATCGGTTATTTTCGGTTGAGGAGGAGCTAGGATAAAACCAAGTTACCTCTCCAAACATTGAGTTTGGCATGGCAAAAGTTTTACTAATTTGGCCGCGGTTAATGTCATTAAACACATAATCAGAAACTTCGCACGGCAACTCTTGAACTGCGCCGCCAGTGTACGCGTAAAACGAATTGACGCCCATCCAGAACGCGCCACGGTCAACCACGGCAACGGCTTGCTTTGCAGCCAATCCGCATGAAGTGCCGACGCGCTCAATGCCATAAACATAGGGTGGGCCAATGTAGTTTGCGGCATGGGCGTCTCGTGATGTTAAAAGCAAAGTCTGGCCCGATACGCTCACGCCCTTCATCAATATGCCGGACGTGTTCAACTCAAGATCACCAGCTTCGTTTGTTGCTGCTGGCGTCCATAGATTATTGTTCTCTCGGTCTGACCACTGCACCTTTCGCGGATTGCCGCCAGCGCCAAGCGCAAACAAAAATCGCTCTTCAGTTACAATGCAGCCCGAATTGCTGGTTGGTGCGTTTGATAGCACGGCGGCCACAACGCCGGTGTTGAGCTGCCACTGGTAAATCTTGCCGTCGTCTTCGTTGCAAGCCAGCATATATTCGCCCCATGGCTCCAAATCCCAACTTGTAGCTGGCTGAATGCGAACCGTGTCTGGCCGAGCAACGCCGTAGGCATACGACCCGTAAGTCCCACCGCCAAAGCCTGTGAAAGATATAGCGTCCTGGCGGCCCGCTGTTAAGCCAGCCGGAGTAATGTCAAATCGACCGCCAGCCGCGTTGTAAATGTATAGTTTATTGTACGAACCTACACCAATCCAGCGGTCACTGCTGTTGTCGGTCCAAGTTAGCATGCCACGAAGGGCCGCCGCTGACGCCGTGTCTGACCTTGTACGCCATCCGCCGACTGGACGCATAACGCCGTCATGCCATCGAATTAAGCTGGCATCGTGCCACCGGCCC